ATTTTCTCAGACTCAGGAACTAATAGAGGTGCTGGATATTTTAGATTCAGAACTGACGGTGCATCAGCAGACCAAGCAGTAGCACAAATCTATATGGAACAAGGCTCAGGTGATGGCAATGCTCAAAAATGTAATATGTATTTCCAAGTATCAGATAATGGTAACCCATCTACAGCTATGACTATTGCTAATAATAAAAGCGTGGGTATAGGAACAACAAGTCCAAGCCACCCGCTTCATATAGTAGAATCAGCAGATGGAACTAAAATCAGACTAGCCAGAGATGGAGTTTGTGAATGGGATTTCTCTATTGGTAATTCATCTACATTAAATGGTGTAGGCTCGGGTGCTTTAGAGCTTCTTCCACAAAATGCCAATACAGCTAATGAATTTGCAATAGGTCAAGCGGGTACAACTACTGCTTTATTTCACTTAACAAATAGTGGCGCGACCTTTTCAGGCTCTCTTTCTAAAGGCTCAGGCTCATTTAAAATTGACCACCCATTAGAAGCTAAAAAAGACACACACCATCTTGTTCATTCATTTGTTGAAGCACCCCAAGCAGATAATATTTATAGAGGTAAAGTAGCTTTATCTAATGGCACTGCAACAGTCAATATTGATACAGAGGTTGGAATGACAGATGGAACATTTGTAGCGTTAAATAGAGATGTTCAATGCTTCACTACAAACGAGACAGATTGGGACGCAGTTAAAGGAAGTGTATCAGGAAATATATTAACTATTACTTGTCAAAACTCATCATCAACAGCAACAGTATCATGGATAGTAATTGGCGAAAGGCAAGACCAACATATAAAAGATACTGATTGGACAGATGCTAATGGTAAAGTAATATTAGAGCCTTTGAAAGCTGAGGAAGGATAATATGGCAAATACTAAAATAACATCAAGAGTCATAGCTAATGATGCGGTATTAACTGCCAATATTGCTGATGATGCCGTAACAAGCGCCAAGCTAGATACAAACATAGCCATAGCGGGTACTTTAGGTGTTACTGGTGCTGTTACTGCTGATGCGGGTGTATCAATAGACAACATAACAATAGATGGCACTGAAATAGATTTATCAAGTGGTAATTTAACTTTAGATTCTGCGGGAGATATTTATTTAGATGCTGATGGTGCAGATATTGTATTCTTAGATGGTGGTACTCACATGGGTACTTTGAAGATGGCAAATTCAAATCTTAATTTAGATTCTCAAGTCGCAGATAAAGATATCATATTCTCAGGTAATGATGGTGGCTCTGCTGTTACCCCTCTTACTCTTGATATGTCAGTAGGTGGACAGGTACAAATTACTAATCCAACTAATCACCCCATGACAATTGAAAGCACTTCCGATAATGGTGGCTATATTCAATATTCATTAGGTCATCAAGGCGCATTAATAGGTTATATGGGTAGTTCTAATCAGCTTTTAAGTAGTGGCTCAAATACTGATTGGTGTTTAAGAGCGCAAAATAATTTAGAGATTAGTGTTGGCACAACTCAATACTTTAAAGTATCGGCGGGTGATGTCGCTGTAAAAAATGCTGACTTAAAAATGGAAGATAGTCGTTCAATATACTTAGGTAACGGCAATGATATGAGAATTTTCCATGATGGCTCTTGGAATAAGATAACAACTACTTCTGGTGGATTTAATTTTCATAATGGATATCTTGCGCAACCTAGCACTGGTGAAGGTTTCGTTTATATAACCAATACATCATCAATTACCGTAGGTGTGTCAACAACATCTTCAGCTAATGCTATGAGTTTTAGAAATGGTAACGGTGAAAAGGGTATCATTAATATAAATGGAAATACGGTAGCATTTACCAATCTATCTGATTATAGAGAGAAAGAAAATGTTGATTATTCATTTGATGCTACTTCCAGACTAAAACAACTAAAACCTTGTAGATTTAATTGGATATCTGACAGTACAAATACCTTGCAAGATGGTTTCTTAGCACACGAAGTTTCTTCAATTTGCCCTGAAGCAGTAGTGGGTGAAAAAGATGGTGTTTACACAGCAGATGATGTAGCTCAAGAGCCACATTTAGTAGAAGGTGAAGCTAAAAATCAAATGCTAGATGCTTCAAAACTAATACCATTGATGGTTAAAACAATCCAAGAATTAGAAGCAAGAATTAAAACACTAGAGGAATCATAGATGGCAAGCACAAAAATACCTTTAGAATTAACAGCTTACGCGCCTGATGCTGATGGTGCTACGCTAGAACTACAAACCACAGATACAACGGTCACTGATGGTAGCGTACTAGGTAAGATAGAATTCAAAGCGCCAAAAGAAGCAAGCGGTACAGATGCCATATTAGTAGGTGCGGCAATAGAAGCTGTAGCAGAGGGAACATTTGCGGCAGACAACAACGCCACAGAATTAGTATTCAAAACAGGTGCTAGTGAAGCGGCGGCTCAAAAGATGGTACTTACATCTGCGGGTAAATTAGGTGTAGGCAACGCTAGTCCAACTGAAATTCTAACTCTAGGAACTACATCAGATGCTAATACTCGTATAGCAATACAGTCTGCTAATGATGGGTCAGGAACTATCCAATTTGCAGATGGCACAAGTGCGGCGGCTTATGCGGGCTATATAAACTACACACATTCAGATAATGCTTTAGCTTTTGCAACATCAAGCACTGAAAGAGCGCGTATAGATTCGTCTGGAAATTTCGGTATAGGAACAACAAGCCCTGATACAAAATTAGAAGTGGAATCAGGCGCAAGTGCTTCACATATAGTACGCTCAAAAGCTACCGTAGCAGATGGATATAGAGTCGGATTTGAAGCACAAACTACACATACAGGCGGTGGACACTATTCTATGTTCACTACTAATAATGGTGATGGATATTTTGGTGGCGATAAGTTTGTAATAGCCAGTGAAACTATGGGTGATGTAGATGCAAATACAGGCACAATAATCAAAATTAGCAATGATGGTCAAGCTGAATTTAGAGGGTCTGCTTCTGGTGTAACAATCAATAGAACAGGCGATCACCCGTGGCTCGGTTTTTCAAATAATGGCACTTATACTTCTTTCATATATGGAAGTAGCACCGCAATGAGATTTTTTATGTCAGATGGCGCTGGCTCTCACCCAGAAATTATGAGAGTTAATACAAATGGAAACCTTTTAATAGGGAGAACAACTGACTCTTGGAATACTGATGGTATTGTTCTTGCTGATTCTCCATTTTGTTATATAGAAAGAACTGATGGTAGCGGTATCTTATTTTTACATAGAAGGGGTACTGATGGGGTATTTATCCAGTTTTGGCACGCAAACGCTTATGATGGATATATTTCTAGTTCTAGCGGTGTTGTATCACTTACAGGTTTTCAAGGCTCACACTCATCTTCTGGTGATGGTATATCAGCAGATACAGAAATAGGAACAGTCGTTTCAACTATAGATGAAGAACACTCTCAAAGACACGCAAAAATTAAAGTGTCTGATTCTGTTGGAGATAAAAGAGTTTATGGAACTTTAGAAAAATGGAATCCAGAAATTATTGAAGAAAATGGACAAACCATAGAAGCACACGCTCTTGTTGCATCAACTGGTGTAGGCTCTATAAGAGTCACTGGTGCGTGTGAAGGTGGAGATTTACTTGAGTCAAATGGAGATGGCACAGCTAAAGTACAATCAGATGATATCGTTAGAAGCAAAACGATTGGTAAAGTAACAATAGGCAATTCAAACACAGGAGTTAAATTAGTCTCTTGTGTTTTGTATTGTGGATAATTAGAGGACACATAGAAAATAACAAGCAAAATTGGAGTCAGAATAATTAAGTGTTAAGATATAATTTTTAAACAATCAGAGGAAAGACAATGGCAGATGCTAATGAAGATAAAAGAGTTTTAGTTTTACAGGGTGATGACAAAGAAAGAAAAGAATATCCAGTAGCGGATATGTCACCCGAAGCACAAAACATCTATAACAAACTGGTGTTAGTACAAAACGAAGTATCTAAGTTAAATTTTGATTTAGAACAAAAAAACATAGTGCAAGAGCGCTACATAGCTGACATACAAGCAATGTTGACTTCAAAAGAAGAAGAAGCAGAGGAAAGCGCAACAGATGAAAAACAAACAGAGAAGTCAAACGCAAAGTAATGATCTAAAAAATCATGAAGCTATATGTGCATTGAGATATGAGCATATAGAAAAACGCCTTGAATCAGGCGATAAAAGATTTGCCCGTGTTGAGGGTATGATTATAGGTCTGTATGGTTTAATTATCGCTTCACAAGTATACGCGGGTATGGGCTAATGGCGGGCTTACAAGTCACCACAGCGCCCACAGTAGAGCCTTTAACACTACAAGAGGTCAAAGAGTACCTAAGAGTAGAAGACAGCACAGACGAGCGTGTGTTGCGCCCTTATGTTGAAAGCGTAAGAAGGATAGCTGAAGAACACATGGGGCGTGCTTTAATGCCACAAACACTTACTCTATTCATAGACAGCTTTGATGAAATGGAAGACCCATTGTGGGAAGGCATGAGAACAGCGCCATATCTTAACTACTACAAAAACCATATAACTCTGCCTAGAGCGCCAGTAACAAGCGTAACATCTGTTTCTACATTCAATGACTCAGATACAGAAACAACAATGGCGGCAAGCAGATACTATGTGGATAGCGTAAGAGAGCCCGCTAGAGTGGTTTTAAGGCAAGGCGAAACATTCCCAACAGCATTGAGAGTGGCAAACGCAATCAAAGTGGTCTATGTAGCGGGTTATACATCTGCATACGCAATACCAGAGCCAATAAAACTAGGTATGCTTCAACACATTGCATATCTGTATGAGCATAGGGGTGATATGTATGAAGCATCAAAACCATTACCGCCCGCAATCAAAACTTTGTATTCCCCGTATGTAGTGCATAGCGGTTTAGGTACTTCACACTTATTATCATTGGGCTAACTCATGAACTCTATCGGCAAAATGCGATACAGAGTCAAAATAGAGTCTGCGACAGATACCACAGATGCGGGTGGTGGTAGAGCCAGATCATACAGCACACTAGCAACCGTATACGCCAATATAAAGCCCGTATCAGGCACGGAAACCTTTAGACAAGGCAAGATATCAAGTGATACCACACATGAGGTTATAATCAGATATAGAAGCGATATAGATACTAAATATCGTATATGTTACGGAACAAGAGTATTTTCTATCAGAAACATATTAAATATTGATGAAAGAGATAGATTCTTAAAACTGCAATGCAAAGAAGGGGTGGCTACATGAGTTTTAAGAATTTACCTGAAGTAAAGAAAAAGATACAAAAAAGATTGCAAAAAGATGCGCCACGCAATCTCAAGAAAGCCATGACTAAAAGCGCTTTGTTGGTTAGAGGTGAAGCGGTCAGTAGTATACTGAGTGGAAACAAATCAGGTAGAACATACAGAAAATACAATCCCAATCGTACACACACTGCATCATCAAAGGGTCAAGCGCCCGCATCAGATACAGGTACATTGGCTAGTGGTATAAGCCATGAAGTCGTTATGGAAGGTACAAATGTAGTAGGCAAGATAACTGCATTTGCATCAGATGGTAGAGGTGATAACTACGCAAAACACCTTGAGTTTGGCACAACACAGATGGACGAAAGACCATTCATGCAACCCGCGCTAAACAAAAACGCCAGAAAGATTAGAGAAATATTCAAAAGACAGGGAGTCATATAATGGCTTTAGGATTATTTGCATTGCAATCAAGGATATACAGCACTTTAAATGGTGATAGTAACCTCACAAGCACGCTAGGCGCTTCTATATTTGATGATGTGCCACAGGGTAGCTCATACCCATTTGTCACGATAGGCGAAGAACAAAGCAATGAATACGGCACTATGGATTTAGATGGAACTGATACAGCAATAACAATTCATGTTTGGTCAAGGTATGACGGGGCGAAGGAAACAAAGGAAATATTGGACAGAATACATACATTATTGCATGATAGTAGTCTAAGCGTAACTGGATATAATCTAGTAAACCTTAGATTTGAGTTTAGTGATATAATGCGTGACCCAGATGGGGTAACTAGACACGGTGTCATACGATTTCGTGCAATTATTTTAGGAACTTCATAAAAGAGAGGTATTGTAAATGGCGGCACAAAAAGGGTCGGCGGTACTGATAAAACAAACAATCAGTGGCACGGCAACAACAATCGGGGGTCTGCGCTCATCTTCATTAACAATCAATGAAGAAACTGTAGATATAACTAACAAAGATTCAAGTGGCAACAGAGAATTACTTGCTGATGGCGGTATACTATCAATGTCAATTTCTGGAAGCGGTGTATTTACTGACTCAACTGCTGAACAAACATTCCGTTCTGCGGCGGTTGGTGCGGCGACATTCCAGACATTCTCATTCATAGTGCCAGATTTAGGTACATACTCAGGCACATTCCAAGTGACTAGCCTTGAATATGCGGGCGAGTATAACGGAGAAGTTACATATAACTTTGCATTAGAGTCATCTGGTGCTGTTTCATTCGCTTCTGCTTAATAAAAAGGTAGGTGATATATGGCTTGGAAAGAAGTTACAGTCAAAAAAGGCAGTAAAACATTTAATGCCTTTATGCGCCGTGACGATCTTGAATTACCCAATAAGATAGGAAAACCAGAAACAGTTAATGTTGACGGTAAGACCTTGAAAGTTAAAGACTTTTGGGTTGATGAGAGAGATGACATTATTAAAATTAAATTAGATGTTCCAATGGGAACGCCAACAACTAAAGATGGAGAGTCAAATGGCAAATCCAATGAAGGGTCAGATCAAGGTTAAATTAGGCGATAAAGAGTACAACGCCAGATTAACCATTGATGCAATAATGCAAATAGAAGATGCCGTAGGTTGCGGTATCATTAAACTCGCTACCAAAATGGCAGAAGCGGACATAAGAATGTCTGATGTCGTTACCGTTTTACTATTCGCTCTGCGGGGCGGTGGTAAAGACTTGCAAGAGAGTGATGTAAAAAAGATTGTGCAAAAAACAGGAATAGTAGAATCAACGACCGCCGTTGCTAACCTAATTGCTCAATCCTTGACTGACGATTCTAAGCAAGAGGAAACAGGAAAAAAAAAGGGGTAAAAGTAGATGACAAGCTACCAATCAAACGATACATGGAGATTTGTATAGGTATGATTGGTATGCAACCCTCTGAATTTTGGAACGCTTCACCTAAAGAGATACACTCTGCTCTTGAGGGATTCACTGAATTTAACTCTGATGGCAAAAAACAAGAGCCATTAGGGAGAGATGAACTCAAAAACCTCATGGAGTTACACCCTGACTAATGGCTACTAAAGTAGATGAACTGATTGTTGAGATTAAAGCCGAAACACGCGGTCTGCGTAAAGGCTTAGATCAAGTAAACAGCAAACTCAAGGTCGCTAATAAAACAGCATCAGCATCAGTGATGCAGTTTGGAAACTTAGCAAAAATATTCGCAACTATTGGTTTTGCTAGGATTGCATCATCAGTAGTGGACACCATAAGAACTTTTGAAGATTTAGAAGCAACTCTACAGGCAAACACAGGTAACGCTAAAGAAACTGCTGAAGCGTTAGACATGATAAAAGAGTTTACCGCAACAACAACATTCCAAATAGAAGAAGTAACATCAGCATTTATTGAATTTAGAAGATTAGGGATAAAAGCTACTAAAGAAGATTTAAGAGGAATAGGAAATGTAGCGGCGGCTCAAGGTGTAGGTATAGATCAAATAGCGCAAGCGGTATTCAAAGCGGGTACAACATCTATAGAGTCTTTGCAGATGTTAGGTTTTGAGGGTAAAACTGAAGGCGATAAGATAACTCTAACTTTTGGTGATATAACAGAAACCGTAGATAAGTCAGCAGAAGGCGTGCTTAAATTTGTGCGTTCTGTTGGTGAGTTAAAATTTGAAGATGCCATCACGCAAAGAGCAAATACATTAACTGGTGCAATTTCAAACTTGGGTGATGCTTCAAGCCTATTCATGGACGCGATTGGTGGTGATGGTGCTGACGGAAACTTGAAATCACTTTTGATTGATGCCACCAGAGCAATGAGTGAATTTTTGATGGAGTCAAGAGATACTGCGGCAACCATTGGTATAGTCTTGACAAACTCGCTGACATTCGTCAAAGAATTATTGCAAGATGTTAGAGATTTCACACAAGAATTCGCTTTTGAGCAAGATAACGCAGAGGGAAGTACCACAGACTTTGCCGCTACGCTTGCTACCCTGACTACTATTTTAATTACTTATAAAGCAATCGTGATGGGCGCGGCAATGGCTACCGCTATTCTAAACCGTGTTATCAGGTTAAGCCCAATCGTGAAAAGTGGGTCAGCAGTAAAGAGTATTCTCACTATGGCGGGTGTTTTAGATGAATTATCAAATGAAACTGATGATTTGATGTCCAAGTTTACTGAATTGTCTGGATTTGATGATTTGCAACAATTTTTTAAGGATTTGACTATACAAATAGAGCCTACTGAAGAACAATTAAAAGCACTAGCAGAAGCAAAAAAACAAGCAGATGACAGTTTCGCCAATAAGAAACTAGACAGTCACATACAAACAACAGCAGAGGTTATGTTGCAGTTATCAGAGATTATGGCTACCACATCAAACAGATTCACAAATGATTTTGTAAAAGCATTAGTAGATGGTCAAGATGCGTTATCCAGTTTTAAAGATTTTTCTAAGAACTTAGTATCACAAATAATATCAACATTTTTACAGCTTACAGTAGTAAATCATATAATGAACGCAATATTTGGAAATGTTACTGGTTTTGAGAAACTACCTACTGCTACTGCGGGTCAATTCTTTGGTCGTGGAAGCGCGGGTGGTGGCACGGTGCAAGCTAATAGACCAGTATTGGTAGGTGAGCGTGGTGCAGAGATATTTGTGCCTAACACATCTGGAAGCATAATGAATCATGCAGACTCAAAAGGTGTTGGCGGTGGCGGATTGGTTGTCAATCAACAGATTAGCTTCTCAACAGGCGTAGTGCCAACAGTAAGAGCAGAGGTATCTAAGATGTTGCCACAAATAGCTGATGTGACTAAGTTTGCAGTATT